GTTTTCGCTGGCAGTGCCAGTGGCCATGATGAAGTGGTACAGGAACTCGTCCAGCGAAGGCGTGGCGGAGTAGATGTAACGGGTACGATACTCCAAGTCACGGCCATTCGGCCAGATGGTGTTGTTCAGGTAGCCCAAGCCGCCGAGAGCAGGTACGTAGAAGTCTTGAATGGCGGGGTTGGAGTAGCGGTCGTCGAACCACTCGGCGTCGATGATGTCGGTGTGGCGCATCATACCTGCGCGACCGAGAGGACGCAAGGTGGCGACACCAGTCTTCCAACCACGGACGATGCCGTCGATGGCGTCGAACTGTGCGCTGTCGTGCACGAAGATGGTGCAGTCCTTCAGGCGGCTGTTCAGCATTTCCATCACCTGCGCGTCGTCAAACGTGTAGCCAGCGGAAGCGAAGTTCATCTGGTCAACGCTGAGAATGTTCGGGTTGGCACGCATGTACATCGTGGTCAAGACCTGCTTGTTCTTCATGATGTAGTTGTCCCAAATGGCCTTCGGAACGTCGAGCTGCCACTTCCAGTTCTTGCCGAGCTTCGTGTTGATTTGCTCGATGAGGCGGTTGATGGAGTCGATGAAGAGGGCGTCAAGGTCTGCCCAAGTGGTCTGGACTTCCACGCCGCCAGACACCTTGTACATGCAGGCGTTGAGGAAGTTCTTGGTCGGGATGGGAGCCTGATGGATACCGGCGATGATGCCAGCGCCCTTGTCATAGTAGACGTAGCCGTTGGTCATGAGCTGCTCGCCCATGTAGGTCAGGGTCTGGTTCATGCCGTCGATGAAGTCCTGCACCTTCTCGGCATATCCTGCCAAGAGTTGCGCGTCGTACTCGCCGTAGGCTTCACGAAGGTTCTCGTAGCGGACTTTCTTGTCCATCATCGTGGCCTTTGTCTCGTGGAAGTGGCGGGTCGTGAAGTGTGCAATCGGCACGGTGTATGCCTTGGCGTTACCTTGCTCGACGGGCAGTGAGTCGCCAAGAGGCGCACGCATGTCCGACATGACGGCGGGCTCGACCTCACGCATGGCAGCGGTGACGGTGGCAAAGCCATTGGTGTCGTGTTTCGTGACCTGCGGGTCGATAATGAAGTCCTGTCTCCAAGCGGAGAAGTTGTTCACGTCGATGAGGTCGGGGTTGTTCAGAATCTCGTTGACAACAACGCGCCCCTCGGGGCTGAAGATGTTGAAGTACGAGGATTCGGAGAAATCGGGGAATTTATGTGCTGACATAGTAGTAATCTCCTTTCTTTAATTAAGCTTCAAGCGCGGTTACACGAGTGTCAAGTGCGGTCACACTGGAGTCAAGCGCGGCAATCTTCTTGCCGTTGAGAGCCCAGTTCACATGGAAGATGTTCGGGATGTTGCAAAGGTTGAGGTCGAGCACGCATTGCGGCATGGGCGACATCTTGCTAATCCACATCATTCCGCCGAGGGCGGGAGTGTATTGGTAGCGAGCCTTGTAGAAGTCGCTGTCGGTCACGGCGGTGATTTCGCCAGTGGTCTGGTCGCGGGTGACGCCGACGTCGTCGATGTTGTCGTCCTCGAAGAAGTCGGTGTCGCAGTCGAACACGCCGTTGATGTTCTGCACGAGCATCTTCTTGTCGGAGCCAGCTTCCTCGGCTTCGACCATGATGGCGCCCTTGGTGATAGTGAGCGCTGAACTGATGGTCAGCTGCCACACGTTGACTGAAGCGCCGCTAATGGTTGCCGTGGTAGCAGACACGGCTGTGACGGTGACGGCGGTGCCAGTGCCGCCGATGACGGCGGGGGCGACCATCAGCACGTCGCCGACGAACGGCTTGTGCTTGAACTCGTCACGCTCGATGTACACGGTTGTCGTGTTGGACACGGCGTCAGCGACCTTGAAGGTGCGCAGGATGTAGATTTCGGGGTCAAGCCTGTCGCTGGTGGGCGTCATCAGCTTGGGGCGGTATTCGAGCAAGTCGCCAGCCCACATCTTGGCGCGACCCTTGGGCGGGTTCATCACCTTGCCGCCGAAATGCGGGTAAACCATGTCGTCATGGGTGCCCACGAGGTTGGCGAAGACATTCTTGTAGCCGCCGATGTTGCCAGTCTTCTGGATGAGGGCGGTGCCACGGAAATGTCCGTTGATAATGTTGTTAGGCATAGTCTTGGTGTTTTAATGTTGTTGTTTTACTTAGTTTCGGTCTTGACTTGGCTGTTGCCGTACATCTGTTTCTTGATGCGTGCTGCAGCGGCCACGGCGTCCTTCACATGCTTGGAGTCGTTGTCATCGTTGTTGTCTGTCGACCTCGGGGTCATCTTGCCGCCCTTCGTGTGCGTCTTGTTGTAGAACGCAACATAGTCCTTGGCCTTGGCCTCGACGTCGGTGTCCTCGGTGACGCTGATTTCGGCGAGATACGCCTCAATCCAGTCGTTGTCCGTGATGCTCTCCTTCATCTTGTCAGTCAGTTGCCTGCGCTTCTCTGCGACCGTCTTCTCCTTGTCCGACGTGGCGAGACGCTCCTCCATCTTGGCAATCCTTTCAAGCAATGCCTTAGTCTTCGGGTCGTCTTCGTCTCCATCGCCATCATTCGGATGCTTCTTGTCGTCGATTTTCGCCTGCAACTCGTCAAGCTGCTTCTGCATCTTCTGCGCTACCTTGGAGTTCTCGCTGTGCGTCAAGCCGATAGAGGTCTTCACCTGCTTGAACACCTTCCCAACGAAATCCTCCAACTCCATCTCACTGTCTTCCCCAATCAGCTCGAAGCTGTTGTCTACAGCCTCCGAGATGGTGCGCGAAAGGTCAAGTTCTTTGTCCTTTGCGGGGATTTTGGCCTCAAGTGCTTTGATGGCCTCTTGCTTCGTGAACTTCATGTGTTTTCGTGTTTTAATGTTAA